TTGACACCAACCGAGTATTGCATATTCCTATCAAGAATATTGAAGAGCTCAAGTTTGATATTGTAAATCAACTTGAGCAAATGGAGCGCAAGGACAAGGTAATTATTGTTATTGATAGTGTTGGTAACCTTGCATCCAAAAAAGAATTGGAAGATGCAATGAATGAAAAGAGCGTTGCCGACATGACTCGTGCTAAAGCGCTTAAAGGATTGTTCCGTATGGTTACGCCATACCTTACAATGAAAAACATTTGCTTGCTTGCAATCAACCATACCTACCTCGAGATCGGACTTTTCCCTAAGTCAATTGTTAGCGGAGGATGTGTTGCTGCTGGAACTCTTATTACTCTGCCTGATGGAACAACCAAAGCCGTTGAAGACTTTATTGAAGGTGATACTGTTCAAACATTGGATGGGCCTAAGGAAGTTACTGCTGTCTGGAATCCTGATACTCTTGAAGACGGTGAGCCCGAATGCTATGAAGTTACCTTTGAAGACGGTCATACTGTCATTTGTAGTGATACCCATAAGTTCATGATTGGCGACCAATGGGTTGAAGCTAAAGATTTGGTGGTTGCTCAAGACTGTAAAGTATTGGTTTAAGTTAAAATCGTCAATTGTATAAATAAGTATGTTAACCACACATACCTATGACATTTAAATTGATGATAAAAACGCATAACATAACAGGTCTTAAATATCTGTGCGTCACTTCCAAAGATGACTATGAATCGTATAGCGGTTCTGGGCATTACTGGAAGTCACACATAAAGACGCATGGCAAAGATATTTTTACTGAGTTATTAGGAACATACCAAACAAAAGAAGAATTGCGAAATGCCGCTGTTTTAGCCTCAGCTAAATATGATGTTGTTGAAAGTAGCGAATGGGCAAATTTAATTCCTGAAACTGGTTATGATTATGACGGCATTACCAGGAAAGGTTGGTTTGGGTGGTATGAATCTTTATCTGATGAAGAAATAGTGAATAGAAATGAAAACATTAGTTTAAAGGTAAAAGAAAGAATATCTAATACAGATCCGTCTATAATATCAGAAATGAATAAAAAGCAACGATTAAACATGTCTGAAGAAGCTGCAAAAATTAGAAAAACAAAAATTCAAGATGTATATAATACAGGAAAGCACGATGCATTATTTAAGAGATATTCAGAAGAAAGAACTGGTGGAAATAATCCTTGTGCAAAATCAATTATGATTAACGAAATACAGTATGACTGTATTAAAGATGCCGTAAATGCTTTAAATTTAACTAGAGCCGTTATATCACGCCGAATTAAGTCCGATCATACACAATGGAGTAAATGGAATTACGTTTAAAAAAGACCTTTACAAACAGAAGAAAATATATTATAATATAACATAATGAAAATTAAAGAAATTAAATCAATAGGGCGGCAAAAAGTATATGACCTTAGCGTTAAAGATGCTGAACACTATATTCTTAAGAATGGTGTTGTGACGCATAACACCGGCATCATGTATAGTGCGGACAATGTTTGGATTATTGGTCGCCAACAAGATAAAGATGGTACTGAAATTCAAGGCTATCACTTTGTAATCAATGTAGAAAAGAGTCGCTTTGTTAAAGAAAAAAGTAAAATTCCAATCAGTGTAAGCTGGGAAGGTGGCGTTCAAAAATGGAGCGGCCTATTGGATATTGCTATTCTTGGTGGCTATGTTCGCAAGCCAAAGAATGGTTGGTACCAAGCATGGGACATTGCAAAGGATGTTGAGTTGACTGGTAACCTGCGTGCTGCTCAAACCATGACTAAAGAATTCTGGGAGACTGTATTTAAGAATACTGACTTTGCGGAATATCTCAAAAACAAGTATACCATCGGCCTGCGCGACATGATGAATGACGTTGAAGTTGATCTTGATCGCGTTCCTGAGAGTGCAATCACCTTTGAAGAATCGCCTGATACACAAACAGATGACTGAGAAAAAAGACTATATTTTTGTCGAAAATGATTTACATAGTGATCAATACTCGATAAAATTATTGTCTGGACGTTGGGCGGGTGTGATCTATACATATGGACGCACCCGCCTCACTGAGGACAAAGAAAATGATGTCTTGAAGGTTTCATTTGTCTATAAGATTGAAAGCACTCCAGAAGGGCTGCTTAAGGAATCGCTAGACGAAGACTCTGAATTTAAGAATCATATCGGAGACGTATTAAATCATCTATTATCACAAAGCGAATTTAAAATTGGAAACAACGATGCAAAAGAATCTTGAGGAAATAATCATTAAGAACCTGATACAAAATGAAATGTTTACGCGCAAAGCGCTTCCTCATTTAAAACCCGAATACTTTGAAGGACAGCATAAAGTATTGTATGAATTGATCTTGTCATTTATCAGCAAGTACAACAAGCTGCCAACTAGCAGTGTCCTAGACATTGAATTTCAAAATAGCGACTATGTTAATCGCAATGACCATCACGAAGTGCTAAGCAGCATTCGTGATATTGATAGTCCTGCCAGTGTTGACTATGATTGGCTAGTGGACAACACTGAAAAGTGGTGTAAGGATCGCGCAGTACATCTTGCAATTATGGAAGCCGTTAGTATTATTGACGGCAAAAGCAAAGATCAGACCGAAGGCGCCATTCCAACCATTCTTAGCAATGCATTGAGCGTTACCTTTGATACAAATGTTGGACATGACTATCTTGAGAATGCTGAAAGCCGCTATGACTTTTATCACAAGACCGAAGATAAGATTGCCTTTGACCTTGAAATGCTTAATACCATTACAGGCGGAGGTATTCCTCGCAAGACGCTCAACATTATTTTGGCAGGCTGTGTTCACCCTGAGACTCCAATTCGAGTAAGGATTCATAAGAAAATTCTTTCTTAGACCGTCTGCGATCAGGTTGGTAATTGGGTGCTTTTCCTAATTGCCAACCGCGTAAAAGCAATCCGAATATCCTATTGGTTTCAATTCTAAATGTTTTCTCTCCGTTATTCACATATTCTTTTCCACCATCTTTCATACCATATTGCCATCCTTCATCAATTTTTTGTTGAATTTCGGTATTAAGACACCGTGTTATAACATCATTTTTATGAATCCATAATTTACCAATGTGTGATTTTCCACCCAAATGTGCTCTAGCAGATTGCCCTTCCTTTGAGGCCCAATATGCCCATGGGTTATTAGGTGAAATTATTGAAGCTTTTCCACCAAGTGATGCAAATTTTGAAAAGTTTTCTGGATTATGAATACCTAGTTTATTTTTGATTTGTGTCTCAATTCCTCTGCGTGATATCTCAGCTCGCTCTTCCTTACCGATTAAAAACATTCCGATCTTATTCTCATAACACCATTTGCCAACAATACGTCTTTGTTCATATGTTAATTTTGCTCCTAGCATATGCATTGATCGCAAATCATTAACCATACCATGTATTTTCCACAATAAGAAATGTGCTGCTATATGCTGTCTAATACTAAGGTAAGTAAAATTACTTTCATCTTCTCCACCACCCGCATGACGGGGAATGATATGATGCTTATGTATGTTTGATCCTTTACAATAATGAATTTTGTTATTTACATTTTCATTACAGATGTTATAATAGATTTGAGCGTAAAATTTCATAAGATTGATTCTTGTTCCAGCTAACATTATATTTATACAAATCACACCTTTATATGACCGAAAAAATTATTAAAATTAAAGAAATTGAAGAGCTCCTGAATGCAGGATACACAATAGAAGTAGATTCACCCGATGGGTTTGTTCCGGTATCAGCATTTGTTGACAAAGGAATCTGGGATGAATATGTTTTACTACTTGATAGTGGAAAAGTTATTCGAGTTAATGAAAATCACTTGTTTGAAACCATTGACGGATGGCAATACGCAAAAGATTTAGTTCTTAAAAAACAACAGTATCTAACTGAAAATGGATACCAAATTGGTATTGTTACAAAAACAGGAAAGCGAATTCCAATCGTTGATATTCAGGTTGAGCATGATAATCATCGGTATTACACTGATGGTGTTTCTTCACATAATACTGGTTGCGGAAAAAGTTTGGGTATGTGTCATATGGCTAGTGCTGCACTATCAGAAGGTCGCAATGTATTGTATATCACAATGGAAATGGCCGAAGAAAAGATTGCTGAGCGTATTGATGCCAATCTTTTTGATGTACGTATTGATCAGTTGAAGGACTTGACTAAAGCATCATTCAATACAAAGGTCAAAGGTATCAGCGATAAAACCAAAGGT